ACGGTATATGGTGCCGCTAGCCGGGTTGTAGGGCTGGCCGTTAGCGTTACCGTTACGCACGTCTTTCCATGGTTTAACCCATGGCGCGGCCCCTTGCTCTAATTCGGCGATGATCCGATCAGTAATTACCTGTGCAATATCCATGATTAAGCCCCTTAGTGATTATTTGATTAAAACGAGATATAGGTTTTTAGACTGATCGATTGCTACGGTCATAAAACCTAGTTTATGCAGGCCCTTGATACTCGCCCACGATTTCAACGTGGTAACGCATGAACCGTTTTCTTTTACTTGTTTCACAATTTCACTCTGTCGCATGGTGAACCCCTTTTAAGAATGATTAAGAATGTACATATATAACGGTTATTAGAGTAGCACGTTTACGCATTAATGCCCTATATGAATCTATATTTTTTTTTATAGGTTTTATATATACAATAGTCTATGCCTATATATAGGTAGGTCTATATCTATATAGGTAGACTAGGGATTAGAGCGATAGATCGGGGGATATATGCTAATTCCCGCTACCCGCGTTTAGGGAATTCCCATGCCCTAGGCCCATACCGCTATGGGGTAACGGCACTATGCGCCTGTAATCGATTCCTAAACGTATCCATGCCGCACAATGCGCTCATTCGTTTCAATTCGTGCCGGTAAAAATGCCCGATCAATGGGACACGGCCTCTCTGGATGCGCGACCCATAACCCTCCCCGCCCCAAGGAAATTTCCGTTTTTCCCAGATGCACTTATTTGCTGTACTATCTGCCTATATCGTTTAAGGAGGACGTATGCAACAGGTGTATGAGATAACTAAAGATGTACCACTACCGCAGCCTATAAAGCGGCATAACTATCCGTATCGGGATTTGCAGGTGGGTGAGTCGTTCTGGGTTACCGGCATCAGCCTACAGTCGATATGTAACGCCAATCTGCGACAGTCCAAGGCGTTAAGCCGTAAGTTCATCTGCCGTAAAGAAAATGATGGTGTCAGGGTATGGAGGGTGGAATAAATGGCAATCACAGACCAGATGGAACCTACTGCCAAACTGAGATGGGTTAAAAACGGTAAGGACTACACCCTGCAGCAGTGGTGGAGTAATGCGGTCAATGTCCGTATGGGGCCAACCCAGATGATTAAGGGTGAGTGGAGAGATGTCCCCCTATCGGAGGAAGAGTAGATGGATGCACCTACCCAAGTAGCCCCAGATCAGGCTAGGCATGACTACATCGCTAGGGTCTACAAGATGAGCCATGCAGAGTTATTTGCCGAACTCATGCGGGTGCATACCGAGGCTAATAAGCTAACCCTTAGCCTGCAAGCTGAGATTGATGAGTTAAAGAAAGACAAACCTAATGACTGTGCGGGGGATTGATGTACAGAAAACTGCTGATGCGTGGTTTAAGCAGGCGCAACATGTAGGCAGGGAGTACTTTATTAGGGCATTAAAGTCGCATAGGGAAGAAATGGCTAAGGGTGGTACCTATTCGGGCATACATGCCGAAACTTATAAATTGATGTCCAGACATCCTTGGGGACAGGAGTATTTGAAAATTGAGTCAGTTAAATAAAGTCTTGCCTCAGATTGCCCCACACTGCACCGACATGTGGGAACACTTCCCAACGCTTAGGGACTTGGCCTCCCAATGCACCTCCGTGGTTGAGATGGGGGTGCGTGGTGGCTGCTCTGCCTACGCCTTGGCTGCTGGCTTAGAGATCAGCACCGCTAAAGACAGGTGGATGCTCTACCTAGACATCAATGCCTGCCAAAACCCAAAGCTAGAAGAATTGGCTAAGGCTGCAGGAATCAGGATTGAGTTTCGGCAAACCGATAGCCGGTATGTAGAACTGCCTGAGTGTAGTCTTCTCTTTATTGACACCCTGCATACCTATGGGCAACTAAAGACTGAACTAGACCTGCACCACTACAAGGCCCGTGATTTTATCGTTATGCACGATACAGACGCACCTTGGGGGTATAAGAATGAGGTCGATGACGGCAGTCCTGACAAGGGGCTATGGCCTGCCATAGAAGAGTTTTTAGACGAACACAAAGATCAATGGTCGCTACTTAAACGCTACCGTAACTGCCACGGGCTAACCATACTGGCTCGCAAATGAATTTTGATACCAATAAGTTTTACCATTTCTGTAAGCACCTAAAGATTGAATCTAAAGAGCAGGGGATGATTACCCTTGGGCAGACCCTATTGGGCACCCAGACTTATGTGATTGATGAGGTGGCTAAAGGTCTAGCTGACGATGTGCATTTCTTTATCGTCTTAAAGGGCAGGCAGCTTGGCATTACCACCATTAGCCTTGCAATGGACTTGTATTGGCACTTCCTGCACTCCGGTATGCAAGGAACACTTACCACTGATACGGAGGAAAACCGTGAGCAATTCCGATCTACCCTACAGATGTATATGGACGGATTGCCTAAAGAGTACAAAATCCCTCTCATGTCCCATAACCGGAACCAAATGGTGCTTAAAAACCGATCACGGATGTTCTACCAAGTGGCGGGAACTAGGAGCAAAGGCACCCTTGGTCGAGGCAAAGGTATTACCTTTCTCCACGGTACGGAAACCTCATCATGGGGTGACGAAGAAGGTCTAGCTTCCCTGCTAGCCTCACTGGCTGAAACCAACCCCCTGCGCTACTACATGTTTGAAAGTACGGCCCGTGGGTTCAATATGTTTCACGACATGTGGGTAACAGCTAAACGGGCTAGAAGCCAGAGGGCCATATTCTGTGGTTGGTGGCGCAATCAACTCTATGCTGCTGACCCAAAGTCAGACATCTATAAAGTTTACTGGGACGGCAAACTCTCGGCTGAAGAGAAAGAATGGACACGCGAGATCAAAAAGGTCTACAACTACGAGATCAATAGCCGACAGATGGCTTGGTGGCGCTGGAAACTCAATGAAGGGTTAAAAGATGAGGGCCTGATGTACCAAGAGTTCCCGCCTACTGAAGACTATGCCTTTGTGATGACAGGTAGCAGTTTCTTTTCTACTGCCCGATGCACTGATGCTATGAAAGTAGCTAAATCCATAGATGCTGACTATTACCGCTTCTCTATGGGTGCCAACTTTCAAGACACGGAACTGCTCAAGTCCACTGCCAGACTGGCTACGATGACCATTTGGGAGGAACCCGTTGACTCGGCTTACTACGTGATTGGTGCTGACCCTGCCTATGGCTCATCAGACTGGGCTGACCGCTTTTGCGTACAGGTTTACCGCTGCTATGCCGATGGACTGGATCAGGTGGCCGAGTTTTGCACCTCAGAGCTTAATACCTACCAGTTTGCTTGGGTGATTTGCTACCTATCCGGTGCGTATAAGAACTCTACCCTAAACCTAGAGGTCAATGGCCCCGGACAAGCTGTGATCAATGAGATCAGGAACCTAAAAAGACAGGCAACCGCCTTGGGCGGGCAGGATGCCAAGAATCTGTTTAACGTACTAGCCAACATGCAGCACTACCTCTGGCGGCGAAACGACTCTATGGGCGGCATATCTAATAGCATTGGCTGGGTAACAACCCATTCCAGCAAAGAGAGGATGCTTAATTACTTCAAGGATTACTTTGAGCGTGGTATGTGTAATGTGTATAGCGAAGATTTGCTAGATGAGATGAAAGGTATAGTCCGTGACCAAGGAACAATTGCAGCGTATGGCAGGGGGAAAGATGATCGCGTTATTGCTTCAGCCTTGGCCTGCGCGGCCTATGCCGAGCAAGTCCAGCCCAGACTCATTGCCGCTAGAGTCACCCGTGTCCAAAAAGAAGCCCAAGACGCAGCAGCAGCCCAATCTGCTGAAGCCCTTGTCACCCAACGGCAAGTCGGCAACTACCTCAAGGCACTCGGCTTTTAGGTATGGATACGGTACTGACTAAAGACGAGATACTCAAACGCCTCGATGCCATGCGGTCTAGGCGAAAACGTGGCTTTACCATGCGGATGTTTGCCGAGTTTGCCTGCATGGGCTACCGCCACCTAGAGGCAGTCACCAGAGATAAGCGCGATACCTTCACCGAATTGACGCAGCGCAAACTTAGCCGTGCCCTGCTGGCCTTGGAGGCCGGGGAAGCTGGCCCAAGAATCGACATTTTGGGGCGCAAGTTCATTGCCTACAACAAGTCGGCAAAGCCGGTTTTGAGGCGCTCAATGGGCATAGAAATGACCACCTCTGGCTTCAAAATGAAGGTCGGAATCACCAATAAGTACGATTTTTCTAAACCAAGACTTGATGACTCATTGAAAAAAAGGGGCTAATATGGGTGTGAAGAACGATTACAAGTGTCCGGCACATGGGTACTTTGAATCACGGGAGCCGGTGTGTCCTCACGGATGCACGGACGTACAGGTAGTCTTCTTGCAGCCTGTCGGTGTGACAAGTGACCGCACCAAAGGCAGTGATAAGACCCTTAAACAACTTGCACTGGACTTTAAGATGAGCGATGTAAAGTCAGTCAAACAAGGTGAGGCACAACCGCCACGGTTTGCAAAGCCCGAAAATCCTTTTGCACCGCGATGGGGTAGCCCCGGCGATTTAGGCGGGTTCAATCTACGCTCTGTTGCAGGCGAAAGTGTCTCAGGTATCAACGCAGTCAAGCAAGGTTCAAACTTGACTGGCCCTCGGATCGGCTCCTATATCGCTGATCACCAGAATCTAAAGATTGACAAATGAGAATACCCAAAGAGCCATTAGAGCGCGAGATGTTTTACATGGACATCATGCAAAAGTGCATGGTGTCAATGGAGTCTAGGCGCACTGACTACGATTCCTTGCGCGCCTACTATCTCTTTGGCTCCGGGCCAGAGGAAGCGCCCGCGCAATATAACAAAATCTTACCGCACATAGACCAGCTATCTGCGTTTATGTATGCGGCTGATTCTACGCGATTCTCAATTAACATTGGCGCATCACAGCCAACCCAGTATCACAAGATGGTGCCGGTTTTGACTAAGGCACTCTATGATTACTGGCTCAATAGCAACACCGATCAGGTCTTTGCCCAAGGTTTGAACTGGTCATTTTGCTATAACTCTACCTTTGTTAAGCCTGTTTGGCGCAACGGCATACACCCGTACATGGTGGAACCCAGTGCTATTGGCGTTTTAAGAGAAGACACGCCATACACAGACCGGCAAGAGGCCATGATTCAGCGTTACTACATGACACGCTCTGAATTGCTGTCTCGGCTATACAGCCATCCAAAGCGTGATGAGTTAGTCAATCGTATTTCATTTTCTGAACAGCAGACCAAAGATGATGCCCAAGGCATTGACCGGGTAATCACATCTGCCACTAACCCAACAATCTACGGAAACATCAACTTAAACCTAGCCGGTGTAAATCGCTACGTGCCCATGCTTGGTGAGCCAACCGTGATGATGCACGAACTTTGGGTGTTTGATGACGAAATCAACGATTATGTCTGCGTCACCATTGCTGACCCGGATGTCGTGATCTACGACCGGCCTAGCAGTCTGATGTTCCTGCAAGGCGAGGTGCCGTTTATCCAGATTTGTCCCAACCCGCAATACGACTACTACTGGGGGCAGTCTGAGGTGCAGCGACTTATCTTCCTGCAAGACATGAGAAATAAGCGCACCACCCAAATCCTTCAATTGTTGGATCGTCAGGTCAGCCCGCCCACCGCTTTGATGGGATTTACGGGCATTTTGGATGAGAAATCGTTTGCTTTGAACCGTGCGGCAGGGCTTTTGGCTACCGATATGCCCAATGCCAAGGTCGAGCAATTCACTCCTGACATACCAAATGACATTTTCCGTGAGATTGCTGAGATCGACGCCATGTTTGCGGAGGCTTCAGGTATCGTTTCCGTTCTCCAAGGCCGGGGTGAAAGTGGTGTACGAAGTGCTGGACATGCTTCCCAACTGGCTAGACTCGGCTCTTCACGGGCTAAAAAGCGGGCTTTGGTCATTGAAAGTGCCTTAGAAAAGCTGGCTACCATCTATTTGAAGATGATGATGGTATATGATGACACCGTTTACGTAGATGAAGACGGGAATAAGTTTATTGCTTCACAGTTTACTAACGACTTCACCGTCAAGGTAGACGCGCACAGCAATAGTCCAATCTTCATGGAAGATATGCGGGAACTGGCTTTCAGCCTCTATCAGGCCGGAACCATCAGCAAAGAACGCTTGATCGAAATGCTCGATCCCCCAATGAAGCAACTGCTTTTGGAAGACCTGAAAAAGCAAACACCTACACCACAAACCCCTCAAAGCCCTGAGATTCCTCAAGGCCAAGAGCCGATTGTTCCGCAAACAGGAGAGATAGATGGCGGCCCTGCCTAACCAACCCGAAGGAAATCTCCGTACTGGTGATCAGCCCCGGATGACCGAATCAGAATTGAAAAACGAACAGCGCGGCGAAGGTAAGATCAGCTATACCCGCCAAGCGCAGCGCACCAATTTCCCCCGCACATCCTACGGTACACGTTACATGCGTAAATCATAAGTGGTGAAAATGGTGTCACATCCTTTTTTTTGGTTGACACAATAGTTTTGCTCAATTGAAAATCCGCACATCATAGGGAAAGGTCTAAACATGGCGGTTTCCGAAAAAGACATTATGCAAGCAATGGCTACGGATATGCCAGAAGGCGATGTTCCGACTCAGGCCGTGCCAACAGAGGCGGGAGCGCAGACAGCGCCCATGCCCTCTCCAATGACCACCCCGGAACCAAAGTCCGGTGAGATGGAGCAGGCAAGACTAAACGTGATGATGGCTTTAGACATGCTGCAAAACGCTTTGATGGCGTTTGGTATGCAGTCTGAAGAAGGTATGGCGCTGCAAGAGGCGGTTAAAAAGATCACTGGCAAGTTTGGTGAGCGTGAGTCTGAAACACGGCAACTGATGCCTGCCGAAATTATGAATCTGATTCAAACCTTGCCGCAGGCGGGTGGTGCGACACCTGAAGCAAGGGCAGTAGCCGCCGCACCAGTACCCGGTACTCAACAACCAGTAATGCCTGTATAGGAGAATCAAAGTGGAACTTTTCAAACCTCGCGGAAATCTGTCACCGCGCCGTCCTACGGACAACACGCAACAAAACGGTCAAATCGTCAACACTCCCCGTATGGCTGAGTTTGGCGGTCTAACCAACGCTTCCAAAATCGGCCCTAAGAACAAAATGACTCTTAGCAAGCCGGGCGATGGCAAGAAAATCATCTAAGACTGAGAAAGGGGCTAAATCATGTCATTAGAGAATTTGTCAGTAGAAGCACAAGCAGAACTTGCCGCTTTAGCGAAGACGCTGGCTGAAAATCCATCGACTCGCAAGCAGTTTTTGCAACTTACCAAACAGATACGCCCGGATGTTCCGATCCCTGAGATCGAAATTGAAGAGCGTACCAATCAAGTTTTGGAAACCGCGCAAAAGGAAGTCAATACCTTACGTCAGGAATTGAAGAACCGTGAAGCGCGTGACGAGCTTGATAAGCGTCGCCAAGCCTTAATCAAAAAAGGTCTGATCGACTCCGAAGATGAAATCAAGGAAGTCGAGAAAGTCATGGTTGAAAAAGGCATACAGAATCACGAGACTGCTGCTGAATACCACCAGTGGATGAAGCAGATGTCGCAACCTACACCCTCGCAGTTCCCGCAGCCCGTAATGTCGAAGTTCAATACTAAGGATTTTATGAAGAATCCTGTGGGTGCAGCCCGTGATGCTGCTCATGCGGCGTTGCAGGAATTTAGGAAGAATCCCAAGCCAATCGGTTTGTGATTCTGTAGTGGGTTTAGGGGCTTTTTTCTAGGAGATCAAAATGCCTATTGGCGGTGGAATTATCCCGGCCTCTGGGAGTCAACAATACACGGAACTTACGTATGTAACGCGCCGTGCATTTATTCCCAAGATGGTCGTGCAGATTTATAACTCTACGCCCCTCATGGCTGCACTGATCGCCAATAGTCAAACCGCTTCTGGCGGTGTGTCATCGGTG